GATTTAATTACTGTGAGAAAAATTCCTTATACCGATGAAGGAGCAACCGCAATTGGAGGCACTGTTACAGGTGTTTTAGAAGAGGCCGCAAGAAAAAAAATTCTTGTATTAGAAAGCATTAAAGTAGCTGTACCAAAAGTTACAACTATATCTTCTACAGATAGAGCAAATAGAAATTTACCAGATATTACATTTGAAGCAAGATTGCAAGGCGCAGTACATAAAGTCGGAATCCGTGGCATAGTTACGGTATAAAGGAGGAAAAAATGAGAGATCCAATCGTAAGAACATATGATCCAAAAAAAGTAATAGTTGCTTTTGGTGCATTAGTAATGACTGGTTTTGCTCCAGGTACTTTTGTTAATGTTGCAAGATCTAACGATTTATTTGAAAAAAATAGAGGCAGTGATGGAACAATTGATAGAGTGAATAAAAACGCAGATGATTTCGCAATTTCGCTTACTCTCAAGCAAACATCACTTACTAATGATGCATTATCAATTATAATGAATTTAGATAAAGAAAATAATGCTGGAATATTTCCTTTCACTGTTAAGGATTTAGGTGGTTTGTCTTTCTTTTTTGCAAGTCAGGCGTGGATAGCAAAAGATCCAGATGATGAATATTCGGATGCGTTTAATAATAGAGTATGGCGATTTGATACAGGGCCTGCGAAAAAATTCACTGGTGGTAATATAATAGCATTAACATAAAAACAAAAAAATGGAGGAACCAAAATTGTTAGAAATCAAAACAATTACTATTGATAATAAAAAATTTCAAATGCACCCTTTACCAGCTATAAGGGCATTAAAACTAGACAAAAAAATTGTGTCTTTACTTTTACCTGTGCTAAGTGGAGTAGATGGATTTAGCTTAGACGCAGAAATAAATTTAAGCACTTCAATTACGGCATTAAGTAACTCATTGATGAATATGAAAGAAAATGATTTTATTGAATTGGTAAAAGATATGTTATCTACTATTGTGTATTTACCAGATGACAATGCGCCAATTGAAATACAATCTGATGAAGATATTAATACAATATTTCAAGGTAGTATTATTACAATTTATAAATTGATTTGGGAAGTAATGAGGTACAACTCCTTTTCCCCTTTCGTAGTGGTGGCGGGTGGCAATGGAATGATTCAAACATTTTTCTCAGCAAAAGCAAAAACAGAAATAAAAGAAGATGGGAAAAAATTGGAAAAATAGGGGAACTGAAAGGCGATATGGAATGGGAATGGCCCATTTGGAAAATATGTTTTACTAATAAAATATCTTTAAATGAGGTCAGATGGAAATGGACTTTATCAGATATTTTTAAAGCATTGGATTACATGGAAATGGAAAATGATTATGAAGCAGCATCTAATCAATACACAGAAAATACTTTTAAACCAAAGGGACTTCATTCCTAAAAGGAGGGAGTCATTATAGTCAGAGAATTAATAAATAAGATCGGTTTTAAAGTCGATCAATCTTCTATGAATAATGCTGAAAAAAAGACTAAAAAAATGTCTATGGCAATGAAGGCTGCTATTATAGGAGCTGTGGCTGGTATTTTTATGATTGGTAAATCTGCTATTAGTGCAGCGGCTGATATGGAAATGATGACTACTCAATTTGAAGTTATGTTAGGTAGTACAGAAAAAGCAAATGCAATGATGGAAAAATTAAAAACATTTTCTGCATCTACTCCTTTTGCATTAGAAGATCTTGCCAAAGGCTCGCAACAACTCCTTTCTTTTGGTGTAGCAGAAGATGATGTATTAAAAAGAATGCAAATGCTTGGTGATATGGCAGGAGGAAACGCAGAAAAATTAAGCGGGTTGGTTTTGGCTTATGGAAAAGTAAGTGTGAAAGGTAAGGCAAGCATGGAAGAACTTAATATGATTGCTGAAAAAGGAGTCCCTATTTACACCACACTAAGTGACCAACTTGGAGTCACCAGAGAACAGATGTTTAAAATGGTAAGTAAAGGTCAAATTTCTGCTGCTGATATAACAGAATCACTGCAAACAATGACAACCAGTGGTGGAATGTTTTTTGAGGGAATGAAAAAACAAAGTATGACTTTTACAGGTCTTATTTCTACTATGAAAGATAATTTTAAATTATTGTTAGCAGAAGTTGGTACCGCTTTTTTACCTATCATGAAAGAAATTGTACAAGTAATAACAAAACTTGTGCAAGGCCCACTTGGTGAATTAATAAAAGTTTTGCTTAGTAGTGTAATGCCTATTATAAAGAGTTTGTCTGAATTATTGGAGCCATTATTTGCTGCATTAATTCCAGTGTTTACGGCCATAAGTGCTGTAATTACTCCTTTACTAAAAATAATAATGGCTATATTATTGCCTGTAATAAAAGCGTTGTTACCTTTATTTACTGTATTAGCAAAAGTGCTTATGATAATTGGAAAAGTGCTAAAAGCACTTGCCCCTCTTTTTGACGCATTAGGCGAAATATTTGCTGTACTAATAGAATTTGTGGCCTTAATATTAGAGGCATTTATGCCTTTGTTTATGTTGCTTGGTGAAGTAGTTGTAATATTAATGAAAATTTTAAATCCAGTATTAAAAGTATTAGTTTTTCTTTTAAAAAAACTATCTCTGGGATTTACAGCAACAATAAATTGGATACAAGATGTTATTAAGTGGATGGCAAAACGTAATAAAAAAGCTAATGAATTTTATGCTAAATTATTTAAAGATATGGAAAAAGGAATTAGTTGGCTGTGGGAAAAATTTAAATGGTTACTAAGTAAAATAGGAAATGCCCTTACATGGATATTAGATAAAATATTAGAAAATTTTGGTACGTCTTTAGAAGAAGTTGGAAAAATATTTAATTGGATAGGTGAAAAATTTAGCTGGTTAATGGAAAAAATAGAAAATTTATTTACTAAATTACTGGGAATATTTGGTATAAAAATAGGCGGTAAGAAAAAAGAAGAAAAAATAACTACAATAAAAGTAAATCCGCCTAGTCTTGGATCAACAATGCAAAAAGGATATGGAAGTAGTAAAAGCACTTCGTCAACCGCAAATATTAATATGACAAATAATATTGGTGTTAGTGGCGGGGGTACAGGTAGTAAAAGAGGAGCTGAAAAAGTAATGAAAGAAGCAGCAAGATCTGTTTTTACAATTGAACTCCAAAAAATATTAGTGAATGCGGGATATTGATATGGCAGTATTACCATTTAATTTATTTTTCAGATATAATAGAGTTTATGGAATTGGAAATGTTGGCTTTGATTTAATTACCAGCGAAGAACATAATTTCAATTCAAATGTGACCTCTCATCCAGTTGAAGATGGATCTGAAATATCAGATCATATTCAAAACCAATTGGAATCCGGAACTTTATCCGGCATAGTAACTAATTTTAGTATAAATACAATGGGAATAATTTCTAATAGAGCACAAGATGCTTTTGATGCCTTAGTGGCTTTATGGAGAGAAAAGACTTTATTAACAGCGGTGACAATGCTAAAAGTATATGAAAATGTGGTTATAACTGATATGCCTATTGTACGAGATACAGACAGCGGGGAAAGTCTTACAGCACAAATTTCATTTAAGCAAGTCAAAATAGTTAAATTACAGGAAGTTGTATTGGAATTGAATGTAAAAGTTAATAATCTTGGAAGCAATGCCAATAGACAAGTAGCTGGAAAAACAAATATTGGTAGAACAACGACACAATAAGGAATAAAAACATGGAAAATATACCTACATTTCAAACAGTAGCTTCAAATTTTACCCAAGAACTAATATTGGGGGATAGATTAATGTCTTTGATATTGACTTGGAATAGTCGAAGTGAGGTTTGGTACATGACTTTGGAAGACATTGATTCAGGTCATATTGCCAGAGGTATTAAAGTCATTCCAAATTGGGCGCTTGTAAAACAATACAGGGCATATCTTCCAAATTTTGAAGGCGACATCATGGCTGTAGCAGCAACTGAAAAAGTAAGTGAAAGAGTTACTTATGATAATCTTAACGTAGAATATAAATTAAATTATCTGACTGAGACAGAAGTTGAGACTTGGGAGAATGAAAATGGCTTGGGGTAGAGTTGTAAAACTAACAGTTGGTACATTGGTATCTGGTTTTGTTGTTAGTGATTTGGACATTGATTTTGATGTACAGAGAAGTATAACATTATCTGAAAATACAGCCGAATTTAAAATATATAATGCCAAAAGATCTACGCGTGAAAAAGTATTAAAAAAAGGAGCGAGTATAAAATTTGAAGCTGGATATAAAGACGAAACATCTGCTACTTTATTTATGGGAAATATAAGTGGAAGTAATTCAGTCAAAAATGGAGTGGATTGGATAACAACAATAAAAGCCGTTAGTGGTAGAGGGTCAAATATTAATTTACAAAACATTGATGTAAGTATTAGTTATAATGCTGGTACATTTATTACCAGGCCAATTCAAGATGTGGCTACATTAATGGGATTGGTTGTGCATGGTATAGCTAATGCAAGTTTTCCACTTGCTAATGGTTGGGTATATGCAGGGAGTGTCAACGGGGCTTTGCGTTATCTAAAAGATGTTTTACTAAGTTTTGGAGTAAATTTATATATAGATAATAATGAACTTGTTTTGCATCAAATAAATCAAACAAGTATTTTTAATGTAGTTGTTTTGGCGTATAGCGGTGGTCTGCTTAA